CCTCCACCACCTCCACCACCTCCACCACCTCCACCACCTCCACCACCTCCACCAGCAAAAACTGTCACAGGTTCTTACACTGACGCTAACGGCAATGTATTTCAAATTTGGTCAGATGGATCTACAACTAAAGTAGATATGGGAGTTAGCCAGAACGCTTTACAACTTGTTACAAGCGTATTGTCTGGTTACGGACTAGATACTACTGGTGCCATTGGCAATGCAATTTACGGCTTGGTTGCCAAGAATTATGACTCAGCAACTATTCAGGCATTGATCGAAGATCCAGCATCTGCTAATTCAAACGATCCTGCAATTAAAGCACTGGCTACTGCTTGGAACACACGCTTCTCAGGAAACGTAGCGCGTGAAAAAGCTGGCCTTACACCGCTTTCACCGGCTGATTACATCAGCACGGAAAATTCATATAAGGCTGTTATGGCTCGCGCAGGCATTAGTGCTAGTTCGCCATTGATGGATCAATCATACTTTGGCCAACTCATGGGAAGTGACCTATCGCCAGCGGAAGTACAGCAGCGCGTTACCGCTGCTACCGATGCTGTGACTGCAACAGATCCATTTATTAAACAGCAGTTGCAACAGAACTTTGGGCTTACTTCAGAAGATATGGTTCATCATCTTCTTGATCCAAATACCGCTGCAAGCGTTATCCAGCAGAAGGTTCAAGCCTCTCAGATCCAAGGTGAAGCAGGCAGGCAGAACCTTGCTCTTAACCAGCAGAACGCAATGAGCCTTGCGGCTCAGGGCATTACCCAAGCACAGGCAGCCGCTGGCTTTACCAATATAGGCTCTCAACTTGGAGCGCAGCAACAGCTAGCATCTATGTACGGTATGCAGCCAAGTCAAATCGGTAATGAACTTACCGCTGCTCAGTTTAATAGCAACATCAATGGCGTTTCTGCCGCACAGGCAAACATTGATCTAGCCCGCCTACGCGCACAAGAAGTTAGCCAATTCTCTGGTTCATCTGGCGCTAGCAAAGGCAGCCTTTATACAGAAGAACAAGGCATAAGTTAAATAGGTTCCATGCGGATTAACCAGCATCCTGCATGTGTATCACAGACTGGTAGTAGGAGCCAAACCTCTTTCCCCTGAGAGAATTTGTGGCCTGCGTCAACTAAACAGAAAAGGGAGTGCCACATGGCAGACCAATATAACGATGACGAAGACGATCTAGACTTTGAAGATCAGCCACAGGCTGATCAGAATGGTCCAGCAAATCTACGCAAAGCACTAAAGCGCGCAGAGCGCGAGAAGAAGGAACTGGCTGATCAGCTAGCTTCTATTCAGGCAGACCTTCGAGGACGTTCAGTCAAGGAAGTATTGGAACAAAAAGGTGTACCTACCAAGGTAGCCAAATTTATTCCTACCGACGTAAGTACGCCGGAACAGATTGATGCATGGTTAAACGAGAACGCTGATGTGTTCGGTTTTGCTGCGCCTGAATCTGCTTCATCGGAAGAACCAACACCAAATGCTAGAGAAACACAGCGTATCAATACCGCTCTTCAAAACGCAAATACCCCATCTCGCGATGCAGATACTGCCGCGAAATTGGCTGGCGTTAAAACCAGAGAAGAACTTGACATGCTCGTTTTCGGCCAAAAGGTAAGTGGCTCACGCCGATAAAAACCCATTCGACACTAGACCCTATAGAAAGTAGGTGACACAATGGCAAATCAATATACCGACTCAGTTGGCTCTACCTCTGGTATTCCCGGATTAGTACAGACCGCTTATGATCGCTATGTAGAGTTTGCACTCCGTGCTGTCCCACTTATCCGCGACGTTGCAGATAAGCGCCCAGTACAGCAGGCTATGCCCGGCTCATCTGTTGTATTCCAGATTTACACAGATATGTCAGCAGTTACAACATCTCTCTCAGAAGATGTTGATCCAGATGCAGTTGCACTTGGAAACACAACCCCTGTTACCGTTTCGCTCCTTGAATACGGTAACGCATCACTCGCAACTCGTAAGCTCGAGTTGTTCTCACTCTCAGATGTAGATCCAGCCATCGCAGACATTATTGCGTTCAACATGGCTGACTCACTTGACACAGTTGTGCTCAAGACACTTGTTGGTGGACCAAACGCTATTGCTGAACTTACAGGCGGTTCAACCAACCCTGTATCAACATACAATGGCAACTACACCAACGGTACAACTCAGGCTAGCATCGACGGCACATCAGTCATTCGCTCACGCGATATTCGTACTGCTGTTGCTAAGCTCCGTGCTAACAAGGCTGTCCCACGTCAGGGAGAATACTACTGGTGTGGTATCCACCCAGAAGTTTCATACGACCTTCGCTCAGAAACTGGCGCAGGCGGATGGCGTGATGACCACAAGTACGCTGAGAACGGTGCTTCTGAATTTTGGCCGGGCACTATCGGAACATACGAAGGTGCTATGTTCGTAGAGTCACCACGTTTGTTCAACACAACAGACGGAACTGGCTCAACAGGTGCAACAGGTACCTTCGGTACTTCTGGCTACACCTACGCTTCTGGCGGTACACGTGTATTCCGTACACTTGTTGCTGGTAAGCAGGCTCTCGCAGAAGCAGTGGCAGAAGAGCCACATGTTATCTTCGGACCAATTGTTGATAAGTTGATGCGTTTCCGTCCAATCGGATGGTACGGCGTTCTAGGCTGGGCACGTTACCGTGACGCAGCTTTGGTTCGTATCGAATCATCAGCTTCTATCCACAACTCCTAATCCGAGTTAGTTGCTTCCTAGCCCCTCTATTCCTTTCAAGGGGCTAGGCGGCAACACCCCTAGCGAAAGGTAGCCAATGGCATACATCTTTAAGCCACCCACGGTCAATGAAGGACCAGCGGGTTTTGGCATACTTTTCTGGCGTTACAAGATCGCCCGTGGCGATAGCATTTTAGTATTTGGAACATCGGTGTTGCGCACACGCACACCAGCAGTACAGGATACGCAATCCGCAGATTACTGCTATTTGGGTGGACATGAATATCGCATCACTCAAACAGAATATGACATTTTAGTAGGCGCTGGATACGGCGCAAATATCACAACGGTATTGGAGTAACGTGAACGCAGGTAGATATAACATTACCGTTACCAACGGTACGACCTTTACTCTTGCCCCTATCTGGCAGGTAGATAACCTAGCCGTTAACCTCACTGGCTACTCAGCCGATATGCAGGTGCGCGACGTTTCCAACAACCTTATTGTTGAACTAAGCACTGCAAATGGCAAAGCTACAATTCAGCCCGGCCTTGGCCAGACAACATTTAAACTTACTGCAACCCAAACATCTGCTGCTAACCTGCCAGTAGGTAATTACACATACGCTTTTAATCTTACTGATGGCTCTGGCAATGTTTACCAGATCCTCAACGGCGCATTTAACGTGGTTGCGAGTGTGATCCAGTAATGGCCGTTACAGTCAATAGCGTTTCAACTGTACTCATTCCACAAACCACAAACGTATTTAACGTTGCTTCGGCACAGCCAATCACTCTTGAACTTGGCGTGATCGGACCGCAAGGTATTCAAGGTATTCAAGGAAACACTGGCCCAGCGATCACAGGATCGACTGGCCCTACAGGACCGACAGGAGCAATAGGTGCGACAGGAAACACTGGGCTTACTGGCAATACTGGTGCCATTGGTAGCACTGGTCCTACTGGCGCTGTTGGACAAACTGGACCAACTGGCCCACAGGGAAACACTGGTTTTACCGGATACACCGGATACACCGGATACACAGGATTTACCGGCAGCACGGGACCTACTGGCGCTCAAGGCAATACTGGACCGACTGGACCAACGGGAGCTGTAGGCAACACAGGCTTTACAGGATTTACAGGCTCAACCGGACCAACAGGTCCGCAGGGTACTGCTGGCCCACAAGGCAACACTGGTAACACTGGCATGACTGGTCTAACTGGTAATACAGGTATGACTGGAATGACTGGCGTAACTGGCCCTACAGGGCCTACAGGCGCACAGGGCAACACAGGAAACACTGGCTTAACAGGTAACACTGGTGTTGGCGTTACAGGTCCTACCGGACCTACTGGCGCCACCGGTGCGACTGGGCCACTTGCCTCTAACAATGCTCACGCTTCTGCTCGTCTTGCCACAACAGCCAACCTTGCTACCACCTATACCGCAGGCTCAGCCGACCAAGGTGGCGGCTTTGGTGTTGGCGCAAAATTAACAGCCACATCAAATGGACGTGGTTCTATTGACGGAACAAACATTACTGTTGGCGATAGAATTTTAGTCAAGAATCAAACAACTCAGACTCAAAATGGTATTTACACAGTTACCACTCAAGGCGGCGCAGGCGTTGCTTATGTCCTTACCCGCGCTACTGATTACGACAACTCAACCGCTGGTCAGGTTGAATACGGTGACTTTCTCTTTGTAACTACTGGCACAGCCAACGCAGCTACTAACTGGATCCAGAACAATGTCGGCACAGGAACCAATGGCTACATCATCATCGGTACCGACAACATTACCTTTGCCCAGTCAGGCGGCGTAGGCCCACAAGGAAACACCGGAAATACGGGTGCAACGGGCGCTACAGGCGCAACTGGTGCCAATAGCACAGTTGCTGGACCTACTGGTTTTACAGGCTCTACAGGCCCTACAGGGGCTACAGGACCTACTGGAGCGGCTGGCACTAATGGTACCAACGGAACCAATGGTGCTACAGGCGCGACTGGCTTTACAGGTTCTACGGGACCTACAGGACCGCAAGGCTCAGCAGGCGTTCAGGGTAATACCGGCAACACAGGTAATACAGGAGCAACTGGTTTGACAGGTAACACTGGCGCAACAGGCGCGGCAAACCTTTGGGATATACTCATGCTTGGCGGAATGTGATACAATAGCAACGAATGAAGATTGCCGTTTACGCTATTGCGCTAAATGAAATTCTCCATGCCGAAAGGTGGGCAAAGGCCGCCGAAGGCGCTGATTACCGAATAGTAGCAGATACAGGATCAACTGATGGCACACAAGAAAAGCTACGCGAATTGGGTGTTACTGTTCACGATATTAGTGTTAGGCCTTGGCGTTTTGATGTGGCGCGGAACGCGTCTCTTGCGCTCATACCAGCGGACGTAGATGTTTGTGTCTTTGTGGATATGGACGAAGTTATCCACAAGAACTTTTTTAAGGAACTGCGCAAGCAGTGGGATCCAACGGCACAGGCTGGCTGGGTAACATTTGATACTGGTAGCAAATGGCAGAAAGATAAGATTCATTCTCGCCATGGGTGGTACTGGAAATATCCGATCCACGAAGTAGCCATTTGGTATGGCGAAGGCACGCCAAAGTATTGCACTATTAATAACGCGATCATCAGCCACAAGCCAGATGAAAACAAATCTCGCGGGCAGTATCTGCCCATGCTTGAGATGTGTGTTAAAGAGTTTCCAACAGATCCACGTGCGTGGACTTATATGGTTCGCGAGTATTACTTTTACCGTCGCTGGGAAGATGTACTTACCGCAGCCAACGCTCGCATGGAACTTGGCGGATGGAATGTTGAAGAGGCTGCCACCTGTCGGTGGGCAGCAGAAGCTGCGCATTATCTTGGCAAAGCCGAAGAGTCAACCAAATGGGTTGATCGCGGAGTGCAGATCCTTCCTACTGAGGGTGAGCCTTGGTTCTCAGTAGCCCTAGATGCTTATCGCAACAAACGTTGGCAGCAATGCTTAGATGCTTCTATCAAAGCCATTGAATGTCCGCGTAGCGTTCATCATTGTTATGACGCTTCTGTTTGGAACTGGAAAGCCTACGATCTGGCAAGCATCGCCTCATGGGAACTAGGTTTTATAGATGAAGCAATTACCTTTGCCGTTGCCGCTAGCAAAGCCAATGGCGAAGAAAATGATCGAGTCTTACGCAATTTGAAATTCTTTAGACAAGCCAAGGAGAAACATGGCACTCGGAGATAACTGCCGTTCTGGTTGTTTAGAAAAGAACCACGAAACATATATCGATTGCTTGCAGGATGCAAACATCCATACCAATGCCGGTGATGCAGCAGGCAACAAGACAATGAACAAGAGAAGTTGGAACGCTGAATTAGATGCGTATGCGGCTGCTCGGTCACAAGGTATTCAGCCAGCAGGCACAACTATGCGGGCAGTTAATGAAGCAAAGGCAGCTAGCGACACGCTAGGCGTAGCCTTTGATGCAGGCACAATGCCTGCCGCAAAGCAGATTACCAAGCACAAGGCCAAGGTAATGAAAGAAGTGGGAGTAATCTAATGGCAGCAGCAAAGAAGGGCATGGGCTTTAAGGCCGCCCAAAAGTCGATTGCTAAAAAGTCTGGCGTATCAATGGAGAGCGCAGGAGCGATCCTTGCATCTTCAACACGCAAGGCAAGCCCAGAAGCAAAGAAGGCAAATCCAAATCTCAAGAAGGTAGCAATGCCTAAGAAAAAGGGTGGTAAGTAATATGTGCATGTCATGTGGATGCAACAACAACGCAGTCAGCGTTTCAACTGACGAACTAAACGGCAAGCCAAACATCGACCCAAAGGGTGGATACAAGGGCGTTGGCGGTACAGTAACTTGGCCGGCAAAGTAAAGCAGACCGGCGCTAAAAAGCAGGCTGTATCTGATTCGGTCACCATTGGTGGCCAGAAGCATGTTGTCACACGCGCCAGTAATGGGGATGTAATTGTCAATCATCCCAATTCAAAGAAGACAACATTCAAGAAAATTGATCTGACTAAAAAAGCAGATGTAAAGACCGTTGCCGCTGGCGTGGCTGCGGTTAAGAAGTGGCATAAAACCCATCCAGCGAAAGGCAAGTAAATGGCAATAGATGATGGTAGGACAGTAGTTTATCATTTGAACCGTTTGGCAGGAACCATCACTAATTCAGTGCCACAGCTTGATATTGCCGGTGCCGCATCCAAGTGGGCATTTAACGTAACAGGCAAGCCTTACACTCGTACCATTGATGCGCTCAATGCTATTTATGCATACCGCAATGGTGGTAAGAATTTCTACCTAGATACTCCCGGCGTTCTTAACGCTCTTGCTGGCGTGACCGGGTATGGCGAAGCGGCAGCAGCATCGAGGATTACATCGTGACACTTTTTTCAGAACTTATCGATGAAACGGCTTTAGCCCTTACGGGCTATACCTCTCGTCAAGACCAAGCCACATTCCTTACTGCGCCAATGGGCGCTACGGATACAACCTTTGTGGTTGCTGATGGCACAGTCCTTACGCGCGGTATTGTGGAAATTGACGAAGAGTTGATCTGGGTTGATTCATTTGACCGCACAACAAACACTGCCACCGTGCCACCGTATGGTCGTGGCTTTAGAGATACAACGCCTGTACCTCACAGCGCTGGTGTGCGCGTTACTGTTTCACCTTCATTCCCACGGGCAATGATCCGCAAAGATATTAACGAAGCAATTGACGCTATCTACCCAAGCCTCTTTGGTGTGTACTACACCACATTCCCATTCATTGCTTCTCGCACAACTTACGCTTTGCCACAAGAAGCAATTGATGCTCTAGCAGTTTCTTGGCAGACCATTGGACCATCTTTGGAATGGCTACCAGTACGCCATTATCGCATTGACCGCACTGCTAACCCAGTGGTCTGGAACAGCGGAAAGACAATTTCCATCTCCGATGGAATTATTCCGGGTCGTACCGTGCAGGTTGTTTACACTAAAAAGCCTACACAGTTGCAGAACGATAGCGATGACTTTACAACTAGTGGCCTTCCAGACTCAGCTCGAGAAGTAATCATTCTTGGAGCGGCATACCGCTCAGCGGCTTATGTCGATATGGGTCGCGTTCCAGCATCCTCTGCCGAAGCAGGATCCATGGATCAAAGCAACCCAGTTGGCACAGCAACCAATATGAGCCGTTATTTCTACCAGATGTACCAGCAACGCCTTGCGGTGGAAATGGCACGTCAATCAGAACAGTACCCACCACGCACTCACTACAGCCGATAGGTAGATAAATGACAAGATACTACTCAGCCACAGCGCAGGATACTACGCTTACCAGCGCTGTTACTAACTCTTCCACTTCAATTGTCGTGGCTGCTACCACTGGCTACCCAACAAGTTATCCATTTATTCTTGCCCTTGATTACAACACTTCGGCAGAA